TTATAAGATTTGTACACTTTCTCCATCTATTGTGGAGAATAACAAAGCAAGTTCATCAAGCCTTGCTTTTGTTGTCGTTGAATAACTTGTCAATTCTGCTGCAATTACCATTTCCACGCCTGAAAGATAGTCTGTTGAGTATACCTGCTCAATCTTATCCTTCTTAATTACCTTCATGTTCTTCCAGGTTGTGCCACCATCTGTTGTGTATCTGTAGGCCACGAAACAGGACGTATCTTGCTCGTATTGAACATCAGTTAGGAGCAAAGTGCTTAATTTACTAGGTAACGTGAATTTAGTCGTAAAAACATAAGAGATTCCAGGATTAACATCTTTAGTATACTCTACGGTAATAGAGTCCATTGTAGGCGTGGCACTTGTTCCTGTAAAGGTTATTTCAATATCAAGGTATTTATTGTCTGCTGAAACAATGGCATCTCCACTGGCGGTTACTGTTAACCAAGTAGCATCGTCTGCATCAGCAGGATCAAAGAAGCTTCTTGTTCTTACTACTACTGTTGTTCCTCCTGGAACTACATCTACCCATGAAATTACTCCCCAATTAGCAAATACGCCAGCATCAAGCCTAACAACAATAACACCAGGGCTATTGTAAGTAGTAGCGGATGTCCCTTCGAGAGTAACTCCGCCATCAGAAACATTAACATTACTCTCAGCATGGTAATCAGACAACTCCTCTGTGGTGGTCCACACCTTGCTGGAGGTGGTGTTCTCCTCGACCTCATAGAAAACCTCACAAGAATACAGGCTAGGCGTCAGTGAAACGTTCGTAGTTGCCAATGTAAACGTAATCTCAATCCAACGTCCTGCCGGAACATCGTTATCTGCCAGTTTGTAACCACTACTAGAAATTGATCCCGTAGTAGGATAACTTGTTGCTGTTAGTAGCCCTTCCTCTGTAGCCGCAGTTTTTACTGTAGCAGTTAATGTCGTACCCGTAGGAACACTGGCAGAAAAAGTCATTAAGTCCCATACTGTAGAATCGTAACCACTGTCATGTGTAAGTACTATTGTACCAGATGTTACCTTGCTGCCGCCAGTAAAATCTAAAACAACATCATGGGTTGATAACTCAGTACTTGAGAAGTCCCAAATATCAAACTCTCCTACAGTGTCTCCAATGGTCCAAGAACGATTGATATAAGTACCTCCACTACCTCCTGTTGCCGCCACACCCGCCACGATGGAATCACTAACCTGTAGTAAGGTTAAATCAGTAGCCAACCCATAAACCGTAATACAATCCCCCGCAGAAAGGGCAGCAACAGAAAAGTAATGAGAAGCTGTCCCAATAACTCCAGAAGAGTCTGTCCAGGTTTGAACCAAATCTGCGTTTACGTATAGATACAAGACAACAGTGTCTAAGTCTGTTCCTGTAGTTACATACTCTACCCCAACAATTGTGTCCCCTTCACTTAAATCAGCAAGTGTACTATCCCCCAAATCGGTTAAATCTAAAGTAATGGTACTTCCAACATCAACAATAGGAGGGATGTCGGGGTCAGTAATGATGGGAGGAGGATCAATAACTGGGTCATCTACAAAATCAATTATGTCAATTTCATTGCTAGTACATAAAACAGTGTCTGAAGCATTTCTCCACTGAATTCTAACTGTAGTTGCAGTTAAAGCACAATTCTCAGCAACATTACCAAAACCGCCCTCACTAAACCCAGTGGCTAAATAAGCAACATCACTCCAAACTCCAGCTACTTTTTCTTGTAATTCTAAATACTCTCCAGCCCCACAATTACCAGACACCGCCTTCCATGTCCCTGTAATGGCCATAGAATACCTAGTAAATGGCGCAAACTCCTGTCCGTCAACAAGTGAAGAATACAGTTCCACTACCTTTGTTCCTGTAAATGCATAAGTAATGTATGGAAAATGTACTGGTGGTGTAGTTTCATACTTACTACCAAACTTCCAAATACCCATTTCAGTACTACAACTAATGGTTAATCCATAAACGTTAACATCATCCATTAAATCCTGGATTACCGTCGTAATATCAAAATCAACATAACCAACAGTAGTTGGTGTGTACACAATACTAAGAATAGGTGCTGCACCAAAAGCAGGAGCAGGCCACGTTTCGTCTGTCCAGGCTTCTGTGTTCTTATAAATGGACAAAGTGTACTCTAAACTATCAGGAAAACCCTCAATATACATAAACAAATGCGCAGACGATAGCGTTGCCCCTGAAGGAGGAATGTAGGGGATACCCATAACAATGAGTGCTGCGTCTAATTCCGCCCCATCTCGACCCACCCAAATCTGAGAGGCATCATTCTCAAATGCTGACCCTAGACTGTAATACCAATCATGTTTATTAACAGCAATTTGCCTATTAGTCATTCTCTTTCCAATTCAGCGTGATGTCTTTAAATGTAGGAGACTTGGACGTATCTGTTGTGGCAAACAGTGCTTTAAACTGAATGTACTGTCCTGGAGTTGTCAGAATGCTCAAATCAACTCCAGAATTCGCTGTATAAGGACCATCCCATTCCTTAGAAATGATGTCTACAGAACTATCATCACTTTTAACGTAAAGACTTAAAGTAGTTCCTGTTAGTAGAGTCTGATTCCAGGAAAAGGACAGCCATTCTACCCAGTTCGCCCCTGCATCTATGACTAAACTGGTAACAATTCCACTGGATGGATAAGACCCTGTTCCCCCGTCTTCTAGTTCTACATATTCTGAAACCCCTGTTCCGTTGACTTCTACTCCGTCTAAAGTTTCAAGTGAAAATAGATTGAACACGGGCCATAATACTCTACCACACCCACTCCCAACTGATTCATAGTTCAATGTTAAAGAATTTAGAGTAGGCGTCTTACTCGTGTCTGTGGTACTGATTGTAACTTCAATCTCAATCCATCTATTGTCTTGGCTAGTAATCGCACTTCCAGTAGCAGTAAGAGCAGCAGACCACGGAGCAGAATCTAACCCTAATTCTGTAGCTGCTGTTCTTGTTCTTACTGAAATAGGAGTTGTAATTCCATTAGGCGTTGCGTCCCACTCAATGGTAGTAAACTCAGATACCCTGCCCGAATCATAGTGATAAACTATTGTCCCCGATGCTGCATAGGTTGTTGTTGAGGACAACACTGACAATGAAATGGAACCGTCCTCTACAGTGATGTTTGTAAGAGAAACAGCCCCATTCCAATCGGCATCAGTTGTAAACTGCTTAGAATAGCTCTCTGGAGTTCCTAATGCTGTGCCCAAAGCAGAAAGATAAACGTGATTTACTTCATCAATTTCTGCTGTGGTGTTTACTGTATCTAGTAAATCTGTGTAGTTGGGTGTATCCACAGAAGCAGCAAATGTAGTAACACCAGGAATCAGGAGAACTAAATTAGGAATGAATCTAAAGAACCCCCCTGGGTCTTCTGGTTCATAATAGATGTGAGCTAGTGCTAACAACATCTGTGCAACTTGTGTTGATAGAATGCTTCCAAATTTGATATGGGTAATTAGGTCTAACGCATCAATATAAGTATCAAGTTCATCATGAGTTAAAACACCAATGTCACTTAACTCTGTATGACTTTGTTGTGGCATTTGAGACAAAGAAAGGATACCTGTAACCTTACTGGCTGGAATGTCTCCAATATTGTCTGCATCCAAGATACCAGTAACATCAGTTCCCAAATTAATGAAATCCACAGGATTTCCATCATGGTGATGGGCAGTCAAATAATCCTGTAGACTGTTTGTGAACCCAATGGTTGAACGATTAACCACACTAATGGAAACAATACTATCTTCATCAGTTACTACTTCCGCCAAAAGAATAGCGTTAGGAGTAGCCCCTTCTACATCATCAGCAACAAACAAAACTTCTCCTGTTAAAGGAGAGTCTATTGTAGATTGAGCATAAATGTAATTAGTAGTACTTGCCGCTACTTCCAAATTTTCATATGGATCAGAAGTAAAGCAATAATAGCCATTTACTAACCCCGTTCCTGCTGAGATGTCTACATTTAACCCTGTTGCTTCTGTTACATCCCAACCACTGTCTGTGCCCTCACCAATAATGTCTGTAATGCCCTTGAACTGCCAGTCAACAAAGTTCCAATTTCTTGACTCAGCAGTGGCAGAGACATACTTGTTAGTAGTCTCATCTATGTAAACAAACCTAAAGTTTGGTGTTAGTGACACAATTACCTTTCAAAATAACTTCCTGGTTTAATTACATCCTTAGAACCCACTACTGTTCTACCCTCTTGAATGTAGAACCCGCTGTCCCCCGCTGCAGGAGGATCAGGGCCTAACTCAATCATTCTAATATTGCCTTGACCAAAAGAAGATGCAGGAAATGAGCCCTCCTGAGAAAATGCACCTACTCCTGCAGGATCAATGATTTTAACAATCTCTTGTTTTAACTTCTGGATTCCTCGTGGCACTAAGAATCAACCCCATACATATTTTTTACAACAACTTGATTATTACTATCTAAATCAGTATACCCAAAATGCCTACCGCTGAAACTACTTTTTGCCCAAGCTACATTGTCTTTTGAATGCCAACTATGATGAGAACTTTCAACTTCTACATAGTAATTGTTGGCTGTCAATTCATCGTGCAAACTTAACCCATCCCTGTTTTTTACATAGGCGTGTCCATAGGTTTCAATGTTAAATAATCTACAAATCTGAAACCCTCGTTGAGCAATCTTCCCACATAACCCTGCAATTAAAGCCTCGTCACTCCAGGCAGGGTTGCCCACAAAACTTCTCTTAGGAAATGGAATAAACATTGCCTTTGTGGGGTCAGTAGAATCTTTGTTCTTCAAATAAGCCACAATAATTGTCTTGTTTCCTTCTACCATTTTTAGACCTGCTACTATGATGCTTCCCATTGTGCCTTCAGGGTCTAAAGACGCTGTAATGTCATGATATACTCCATAATCTTCTTGTGTTTCTTCTTGGTTTTGAATAGTCAAAGCAACCGTTCTTACTCTTGGGGTAAAATTCTTAACTCTTCCTGAAATCGTGTCTAACTCACCATAATCTGCTACTAATGGATAAATTTCGTCATAATAATAAGGATCATAATAGGCGCACATATCATCACTAATCCAAAACTTACCCTTTTCATAAGCGGCTACCCACTGTGCGATATTCCAAACATTGTCTCCTAATCTTGGAGTCCACTTAGACTCTTTACCTGGAGTTGTATCTAGTCTCTTTAACTGTTTAGCCCAATCCGACATATTATCGGCAACAGTACCAATCATCTCAATTACATGTTCTGGTTCTTCAATATAAGAAATTACTGTATCTACTGGAATCCATCCTAAATCCACAGTACCATTAGTCCCGTCAGAATTAAGTGTATAAGGTCCCTTAATGTAAAACCTATTGGATGGAATACCAGACTCCAAAAGAAGTTGTCTTAAAACTTCAACAATATACATTGAATCATAAGGTCCCCATTCCCCATCACAAAGAACCTCTTTCATCTGGTCAGCAGCAGAACAAATGTCAAAAGAAACTCCAACACTCTCTCCTGATCTTACATTTAAGTTCTTAATTAACCCATAAAACTCTCTGTGCCAACCGCTGCCCGTATAATAAGTATTATAATCAGGATGTGCATCACTTGTAGGCCAAACATGATCACCATCCACATCTGCTACAAATCCTAGTCTAACAGAAGCAAACATATAATTAGAAATTCCCTTGAACCCATCTCCTTGTGCTGTTGTAATTGTCTGAGCAAACTTAAGTTTTGTTTCAGTGTCCTCTGTTACTCTAACACTTCCAATGCTAATTGAAGCTTTTGCTTGGTCTTCTTCTCCCGGACAATCTAATTCAATATCAAAAACATCAGAAGTTAAATCTACATATTGGTCTAAAGGAGTAGCAGGAGTAGACAAAGCATCCTGCTTCATTGCCACACCATACAGAATGGGGGTATTTGACCCGTTTCCATAAAACTCTACTTTGTAATCCAAAATGGAGTTGTCTACTTCGTAATCCCACTTATTTTCAAACCAATTATACTCACTTTTTCTCATGTGGTTTAATCGAGTAACTTCTAGAGAGGAGTGCTTTACTCCTGTAGTGTCTGTAGAAGTTCTAAAATAACCAGACAACTGTACTCCTCTTACTGATAGGTCCACATCAGCATTTTGAGCAGGAGTTCCCTTCAATTTTAATTGAGGACTTCTCCCCACACTGGTAAAGAAGCCATATCTTGCATAGCTTAAATACCTAACTGAGATATGGGCAATCGCGCCTCTTTGAGAAACTACAATTTTAGAATTGTCAAAGATGTGGTCTGCTTCATTTTCATCAATTTCTTGAATGGTTGTTGTAGCAAAGTTATCAGATGTAATGACTAACTTTCCGTCTAAGTACATGACAATATAATCCGCAGAATAGTCTGCTGTTTCTTTACTCTCCTGGGCCTCGATAGTCTTAACATCATACCAGGTTGAATTCTTGTTATTAAGTCTTCTTAACACAGGAGCCCCATGAAAAGGAGTAAACAATTCGTAATTCTTGCCAAAAAATATCCTAGTGCAAGGAGATTTTGTTTTATCTGTGGTGCTGTAAGTTGACCCGGCAATAGGCTCATACCTCTTGACCCTAATTCCAATGGGCTGATACATGTTCCTTGTAGAAATCTGAACAGAAGCAACCCCACCTGTGGCTAACTCAGGGTGTAGTTCATAATAGTAACCCCAGGGGTCATTATCAGAAATGTTGACAGCGACTGTGCCGTCATTCTTGTAACTTTCATAAAACGTCTGATCTAACGCAGGAAACTGTGGTTTTAAGATAACTCCATCTAAACCTGGAACATAAACTAAATTGTTTGATGTGGTGTTATCCAAAAACGTAGAAAACCAGCGACCCATAGAATCGAATCGCGTCATTCCAGGGTCCGTTACTCTGGTAATAGAACCTCTATCATAGAGTCTAACAGAAGCTACCGCTTTTTCCCTAATCAAAATGAACCACTTCCCACGTGTATCCTGTATCAGATGTAAGTCTTAATTCCTTGCCTGCGTAATTGTGACAAAGTACTGTAATTCTTCCCGTCCTGTCTCTTACTGCCCCCACAATCTCATCTGTGCATTTGTATAAGAGAACAGCACCATCTATGGGGTCAACAACACCGTTGTTAATTACCCCAACCAGCACAGATTTGGCTGGAATGTCATCCACTGCTACTATTACTCCTCCAATGGTAACATTCTTCTGTGGCCCTGCTGAACAGACTAAGCTAACTGTTTCTCCTACCAATTTAGCGAAAATATAGTACTTACCAGTTCCTATTTTGAAGACCCTGCTTGCTACACTTCTTGGACCAAATAATAACACTTTTCCGCTTGCTACAGTAGCAGTTAGATTATTACCTGTTCCTGTTTTAGTGACTGTTAAACCTGATAGCCTGCCAAATAGTCTTGTTTGCTGCAAAATACATCCTGCCTTACTCATTGCCCCTACTGCAGTTTGTATGGTAACTGAAGTAGCATTAATAGCCGTAATTTCAACCTGCTTTGTTGTTGCGCCTATAAGATAGGCATCCCCTACAACAAATCGTTCAGGATTAACTAAAGAAATGGTCAAGGTATTAGCGTAATCAGCAGACAAAGCAGAAAGAACAGAAGTAGTTCCCTTATAACAGAGAACATTACTCTTAATACCTAGAATCCCACTAGGAACTTGTCTCAGTGGGTCATAAACTGCTACTAATTGAGTAAAACCTTCCCAGTCTAAGACCACAAATTACCACCAGACTTACTTGTTTTTGATTTTATGTTGCTGCCATCTACATAAGCAACTGTAACATCTCCAGATTTGTTTACCATTACATTTGGTGCCGATTTATCTGTTGCCCCGGTAGTAACTGTTTTTGTTACATTGAATTCTTCTGTGTCTTTGTTGGCTCTCTCCAGCTTGATTTGGTTATTTGTCTTGCCCTGAAAGGAAATAGCAGTAGGAGATGTCTTATAAAGCCTTCTTTCCCTGTCCTTGGCAATTGAAATTCCTACTGGGCCTCTAAAGGTATTGACAGTTAAAACAGCAGGAGCAATTAGAGCAGGCATTGATGCTGTATGACTTACAAATCTAAATCGACTTCCCGTGGGAATATCTAGGCTGTAAGCAGGACTCTGCCATCTATCAATAATCATACCATCAGGATTTCCGCTGCTACCAATTCCATATCCTGAACCACCACCATTACTTAAAATGCCTGTTTCCGCTGTTCCATAAAATGTGGTATATTTGAATGGTGGTGTCTGTGCAGTGAACCCAGCACTTACAGGTTTATCAGAAATAACCTCACTACTAAAATACCAGGTATAGAACATGTTCCAAGTAATGATTGTGAGATTTAACTTAACCTCCTGCACAAAAGGACTTCTTAAAATAGCTTCTCCTTTTGGCAAACTTGCTATTTCAGGAGTCTCAATCCACACAATCCATTTAATCCAGAAGTTAACATAACCCCCCGTTCCACCAATGATGTAAATGTCATCCTCGAAATCTATTCGATACGCAAATCCAGTACAAGGAAGCATCCCATCCTTGATATACCAATTTGTGTCTAAATGGGACCACTCCATTCCCAAATTGGCGAGCGGATATACCCAACCCATTAGATGGGCACAACCTCTCCGGTAGCTGATGCACTACCATACATGTGATTCTCAATAATAGGAACCACGTTCTTCTTAACTTCTTCAGGAAGGTTCCTTACATCTCTCAAATCCAGATTCAATGTAACTGTTGTAGGATTGCCATAAGTACCTGCTGGCATGTAACCTACTCTTCTTGTTCCCTGTTGAGGCAGAGCAGACTCTAGTCCTCTGCCAAGACCAAAAGCAGTTGTCATCCAATCTGCCTGGTTAATTGATCTCAATGTGTCTTTAATCTGCTTTAACTTACTAACTTGACCCTCAATGACCACTCGCTGCTTGAGGTAAGCATCTGTGCCAATTCTCATGGTCAGCAACTGCTTATTCATAATATCTAACTTGGACCGCTCCTGTCCTAAGGACTCATTTAGATACTGCATTTGAAGTCCTCTATACCGTTCATCAGATGAGTATCTACTAATCTTTTCATTGGTAATAGCAGATTCTGCGTCTAATTGTTTTAGTTGAATATCATATTGACCCATCATTGCAGTGTTGGTATCTAAAGTATAAGACCCAATCTTCTGTAGATAGTCTAGGTTCTGCATCTTACTCTCTTGAGTGTTGCTTGTACCTGTTATTGTGTTTAAATTCTTCCATGCTTCATAAGTAGAAATTAATGCTTCTTTTTCCTTCTTGATTCTTTCTATCTTATCTTTTCCTTGCTGAATTTGTTCTGAATAGGTAGAACCTAATACGTTCTCTTTTGCAATGTTAATATCTTTTAGTTTGTTCTCTTGTACTAAAATATCATAAACATTTTGTGCATTTACTAATTTTGTAGCTGCTCTATCTTCTAATTCTTTTTCTTTATCTGCCAGCAACTTCATTAAATCTACTTCACCACTCAGGGCCTTTAAAGTCTTAGCAGATTCAGCACTAAGAGCCATCATCGGACCGGACAGCTTTCTTACTGCCGTCCCTACTTCTTCAAAAGTCATAGCCCCCTTAACATCTGCACGTACCTTATCAAACAGAGTTTTGTATTTACTCTGTATATCTGTGGGCAAAGAATCCATCCAAATATTAATCTCTTTCTTGATGCCCTTAAAGAACTCACCGGCTGCTTTTGCACGATCTTTGTCATTTAAAGCAGCATCTAACTTGGTTGAATATGTTTCAACTAACCCAGCCATTCCTTCCATACCAGCATCATTAAACTGATCCACCATAGCATAAAGGGCACTTTTAATTTTGTCCTTTCCCTTCCAATAGCCCATATTTTCAAAAGCAATACTTACTTGATTTGCGTTCTTTCCCAACTTATCTGATAATTCAACTAACTCTTTTAAACTTGATGCTTGATCTTTCTTAATTTCTAATTTACCTGTTGTTTTTTCAAAATTAGAAAGATCATTTTTTGTCTTATCCAAGTCTTTCGACAAGTCACTAAACGACTTCCTTACTTTACCAACTGCGGCGTCCACTACAGCCAATCCTGCTGCCTTTCCTAAATCGGACATAGCACTATTAAGTAAAGGAAGAGTTACAAGAAGAGTTGAAATCCCCATTGTTAATGGAGCAAGTATAAGTGATGCTGCTGCTATAACTAATTTAATAACTCCTAAAATAACATAATAAGTTTCCTTAATTTTAATCTGAACCTCAAACCAAAGAATAGTAGCTTTAATCAAAGTTCTAATATAAGGAAGTAAATCATAAAACAACTTAATTAAGGCAGTAACTGTCTTCTGCCCATAAATAATAGCAAGTTGAAACTTGTTCCAGTAAGTAGGAAGTTTCTCAATAATCTTAATGGCCTTTGAAAGAATATCTGGAACTGTTCCTAATTTTTCCTCTAAATCTCTCAAATAATCTACAACAACAATTCTTAAAACAGTAGCAAACTTCTCCCAAGCACGGACCCAATTAGGAGACTTTGTTATTTTCTCTATAACTGGAATCAAAGAAACTGCTGTATCTAAAACAGGCCTCAAAACATTAGCTAAAATCTCAAAGGGTTTTCCTAAGTTATCAGCCAAACTGTCAAAGATACCCCCACTTCTCCAGTCTTCAATGTACTTTGTAACCATGGAAAGAATGGCCTTAAAACTGTCTCCTAATCTAGCTCCTACTTTATCCTTAAACTGCCAAATGTTATCTTCAATGTTAGAGAGAAGACCCGTAATAGTGGTTCCCATGAATCGCTTCATGCCACCACCAAAACGTTCCTTCATGATTGAAGACACAGCTTCGGCAATCTTCTCTCTACCTAAGTTGGTAGAGGCATCAATCTCTTCCCCCATCTTTCTTCTAATGTCCCCGGCTGTAATACCAATTTGCTTGAGCCCTCTTAGCTGGCCTGCTGTAGCATTGGCAAACGCATAACCAATCCCCTGCAAATCTTGTCCTGTCGCACTGGCAGCATCACCAATGTCAGTAAGATAGCCTAGAATCTTCTCCTTTTTAACTTCAAAAGAACCAAGAAGACCTGAAACATCTGTTAATTCTGGAATCTGATAAGGAGTCTCTGCTGCCTTCTTCTTAACAGCCTCATACATTGCTCCTCCACCAGCAGCACCAAATACTGTTCTATACACAGCCTTGAACTTCTCTACCTGCTGCTGAATTCCCAATAATTCAGACCCTATTGCCTTTAACTCCTGCACAATAGGAGAATTAAGAGCAGCTTTAGCCACCATTCCCTTACCAAAGTAAATCCACCGTAAAGCCTCAATAGCTTTAGGTGCTATCATGGTCAATGCAGTAAACCCAGCCACGATAGGACCTAAAAACTTAGCTGCTAACCCCAATCCTTCTTTTAAGCCTGAACCAAACCCCTTAATTCCTGAAATGGCAGCACTAATTGGAATAGAAATCTTCCAAAGAACTTCTGCCAACTTCCAAGATGCACTAATTACTTTAGCAATGGGGTGAGACGCTAAAGTAGCCCACCATCCTTTTGTGGATGTGTGGGCTTTATCTACCGTCTTATTCGCTTTTTCAAGGGCGGGGTTCCACTTGTCTTCTACCTCAAGCGTCAATCTTTCTCGTCTGTTCATGGTTCCCCCGCCCTTCTATGTTGGCTTCATAATCTCCGCTTTGGCGGATTCTAGTTCACCGTTGAAAATCCTCCATCCCGCGATAAATTCTGGATACTGGTCGTTCCAGCCTCCAGCTTCTGGTAAAACCTTAGTACTTAATGTCAAATCACACAATTCATACAAATACTCAAAGTCTTTTAATAGCTCAGATTCTTCATAAGTCAATACAGCATGTCTCTCAATGACAAACTCAGGGTGAGAAGCAAGTAAAGTTTCAGAAGTTGTCTTCTTTCCTAAAGCCTCCTGTAAAATCTCCTCCCAGGTGGCGTTCTTTACTCGCTCCTCACCTCTAAAGATAAGTCTTAAGCATTTTCTCCAGATACCAAAGGGTCCTCTACCTCATTTTCATTAATGCCTAACATCTCTGGAGTAACCTTAATCTCTGCCAGATGCTCAAGCATCTTAGGCCGGAGAACCCCGCCCTGCATTACTGTAATTGCTGCATCAATATAGTCTGATAAATCTTCATCTACCATGTCTAATACATCGAGAATCTGATCTCTTTGCATTCCCTTACTGGAAACTGGTCCATCTTCTCCTGGCAGATAAAACCCTGCAATTGCAGCGCCCCACTCAGCATCAGTGATTTGGTCAATTCTAATCTGGCGCTGAACTTCTTCCTCGTCTGCCTCCTCATACTTCTTACGTGACTTCTCTGTCAGAGGACGTTTTGTAGTATCTGTAAATGCCCCACTAATTGCACGTTCTCGTTGTCTCTTCTTTAGTGTGCGAACCTCAAACCAATACTCAGTTGATCCCGGCAGATAAAACTTGCGTTGCGTTTCCTTGCGTAGCCTCATACTAAACTAATCCTTTATGCCTCGATAATATTTAGTTCTTGTCCAACAGAAAAGTTGGCTGGTAGTGAAGCACCATATACACCTAATGCTCTCCAAGAGTAGGATTCTTGGTTATAACCTCCTCTATCACCTCCAGAGAATGGACCACCTGATTCTGCCTTAATTCTTGGGCACTCAATAACAAGATGACGTGCGTCTCTTACCAACTGGTGAACCAGAGAAAACTCTGTTCCAGCTAAGAATCTATCAAAGTAACCTGCATTTCTAAAGTCTCTGCCAAAGGAGCCAGTAACTTCTCTGTCTGCATTATAAAGTCTACGAATTAATCCTGTACCATCGAGTCTATAACCATCTTCAACCAATTTGTTGTCAATACCTACTGTCCATGATAGCATCTCAGGGTCAAAATGAAGATGGGCGGCAGTGTAATCTGCAGGAAGAGTATGAGATGTGCCTTCCCACAAATAGCTGTCCAAGTGACAATACTCAGGAACTACAGTGTTAGTACCATAAATGTTGTCTAAGATTTCAGTGGTTGTTGGGTCTGTGTCAACGTCAGTTGCTTTTACCATCTGACGACCAACTAGTTCCAGGGACATATTTACCCAGGCACTTCCTGCCCCACTTTCAATGGTACAACGTCCTACCTTGACGCCAGTAATCTTCTTAACAACTCTGGTATCACCGTTCATTACTGAAATCCACACAGTTGCTGAAGAAAGCTGGTTGGCATCTGTATAGGGAGCCACTGCACCATAAGGCTCACTTCTACGATTAAAAATCCAATCATAAAGCTTGCCGCCTCCAGCAGCACCCCAAGCGTCTAAAGGAATTACTGTTGGAATAGTGCCAGCCACTACTACAGCACCTGATTTCGTCTTCATAGGTGCCATTGTCTTCTGCACCGTGGGAGAAGTCAGGCTATTGGGATTATACGCCACACTTTCTGCTGATGCCAACGGCAAAAAGTGAACATTAGCAACATCAAAATCTGGAGGCGTCGGTGCTGTGTACGTCCACCCATCAGAATAAGGGGACGTATCATGATCTTCTAACTGATAGGCCATCCAATCCATCCATGTAAGGCCGAATGACATAATCTCACCTCTCTATTAAGCACTAATTTGCGTGAAGGTTGTTCTTTTTCTTGTTCCAAATTCAACTACCCCTGCATGTATGTTGGCATCACTTGCTGTTTTTCTAAAAGCATCATCATACTCATTGGTAATCCGCATGATGTAAGGAGCAACGTAGAAATGAAACAAGTCTACATTGCTGTCATCCTTAGGGAAATCCCGATTAATCATGGACGCAATTAGCCAGTCAATGACTAACTTTGTCTTATCCATTAACTCTGGATAAGGGTCTACATTCCTTGTTGCCTTATATACATAAATTAATTGATGGTTTAGAGACAAATCACCAATTAAGTGGCTTGCTCCCCTATCGCCCCCGTAACCTTCTAAGGAGACTTGGGGAGGAGGCATTACTATGCAGGGATAAGCTGCAACGTATTCGGGATTACCAAAGTATGTGGGCTCTCTTGTGTTTAAAAGCATACTAGTACCAAGATCAGTATTAATCTTAGCCAGAATGCCTTCACAAATTGCCCTTGGATCAATTTCTGCCGCGGCCATAAGCACCCGTTATTTTCTTTTGTACATTCTTAAGTATAGCACCCTTGTCAACACTAATACCATCTGTCTCCACATCTACAGTGTACATGTTACCCCGTTTCGTTACTTTGCAAACACCCTTTTTCTGCCCTATTTGTCTAGTTGCTCTCACCTTGTCGAGTATTTCTTTGTCTACTGTGGTCTTAATTTCTTTTAAGGCTATTCCCAAGTTAGCCTTAATGCCCAAAAACCAAAAAGAGATGTCATCTACTCTGGCAATATTCACTTAGTCTTCTTTACTTTAGTGGCTTTCTTACCACTTAAAATGGCAAGTTCTTTTTTGAAATTATGATGAATCAAGTCGTCCTTTTTTCCTGTTTTACTAATTGCATTTTTTACCCCGCGATAAACAGAACCAACTTTACTCATAATTCCTCCTTACAATTCAGATGGGTCTTTAATTTCTCTGGTCATGTCCAGCACCCAGTAAGTCTTACCACTTCTCAATCTTGCTGCGTTTATAGAGTAACTGTTCCTATCACTATCAATGACTGTATCCCCAACATTGAATTCATAGGTTCTAGGAGCTACTCCAATGTAATCTCCCTTTAAAACTATTCCCAATAACAAATCAGTTTGGCGAGCCTCTGATGCTTCTCTTATGATGATGGGCACATTAAACTTGGGAGGATTCTCTGATTCAATACCTCTTTTTAGTTTCAAATGTGATTGAATGAACGTACAATAAAACTCAGGACTAACAGATTCAAAATAAGAATCTGCTACCTCTCTTAATACATCTAAGACATCAGAGTTCAAGAGGACTGAAGGATACATTTAGGAAAGTTTCTTTAGCTTGAATTTTGTAGCATTCTTTCTCATTTTAGAGAGTTTTTGAGCTAACTTTCTGGTCTCTGTTTCCTTCTGACACACACTCTTTACAGAGGCTTTAGCGGCTTTCGCCGCAGAGTCCTGCCCGGACTCAAACTTCCTAAAACCAAAAACCTTGATATTGTTTGCTGCTAGAATGTCTCTATCGTGGGTTGCCCCACAGTGTTTACAGGTCCACATTCTATCATTTAAGGTTAATTCATTGTTCTTGATACCACAAGTACAGGTCTTAGACGAAGCATCAAATCTTCCGATAACAAAGAGGTTTTTTCCTTTGTCTTCCAATTTGTACTCTAACATTGTTCTAAACATTCTCCAACCAGTATCACTGATTGCTTTGGACATAGGAGAAGGACTGTTTTCCATCATTTCCTGCGTTGACAGGTCTTCAATTGACACGCTAGTAAAGTTTTGGTTCTCAACGATACTATTTGTCAATTTATGGAGGAAATCCATTCTTGTGTTTCTTATTTTCTTGTAAACTTTGTGAACAATTTTCTTTTGTCTTTGGAAAGAAGATGTACTTTTATCTTTTTTAGATAACTTTTGTTGGGCCTCCTTTAATTTGTCTTCGTACTTTTTAATGTGTTTTGGATTTTCAATCTTTGTACCGTCTGAAAAGGTTGCTAAAGTCTTAATACCAAGATCAATGCCTAATGTTTTGTTTAGTTCGGGAATTGATTTAAGTTTTGGTTCTTCTTTAGTTTTATAGGTTATGGAGACAAAATACTCATCTCCGTCTTTTGACACTGTTAAATGTCTGAATTCAATGTCTTCAGGAATGTTAAATTCGTCTTTAAACCTGATCCAACCAAGTTTTGGAAGTCTTAAATACTTCTTTTCTGTATTGACTTCAAACTTCTGTTGCACTCTATAAGATAGTGTTGAGTTCTTCTTACTCTTAAATTTAGGAAACTTATTATTCTTCTTAAAGAAATGAGAGAACGCAGAATCTAAATCTCTAATAGATTGTTGAAGAGACTGAGCATTTACTTCTTTCAACCAAGGATTTTCTTCCCTGAGAGCAGGAAGCATCATCATAACGTTGAACGCACTTAATCTCTTCTTATTCTGTTGATAGCATTCAACAGTCTTTTCAAGGGCAAAGTTATACACAAAACGACAACAACCAAAGTGTTTGTCTATAAGCTCCTTTTTCCTCTTTGAAGGATAGATTTTGACTTTGATTGCTTTCATGGCATTAGTATAGCACTTAAGTAGAAAAAGTCAAGAACTTTTATACTATTAAGATAGCTTCTTCATATTCTTTTTAACAGTAGCTTTCTTCATTCCAGAAAGTTTTGTAGCCAATTTTCTTATTTGAGATTCCTTGTATTTCCTGAGCAACCCACTGTCTATTACACTGCCCTTTGGTGGTCTCAAGTTAAACCTTTCACAAGTTCTTTAACCATGCCATCGTAATCTGCTCTGTACTCTAAAACGTATTTAGGCATGATTGCATTTAAATCCTTAACATTGGGAACTGATGCAAACACTCGCCTTGGAATCATTCTTCCAGTCATGGCAACGCCCTCAGTAAAAGAATGATCTACTGAGGCGTATCTAGAAGGAAGTTCAAAAGAAGACCTAATCATTTAAACTACTTTCTTTGCTTTTCTTTTCTTGTTAATTGTAGAACCAGCAACTCCAACAGTTCCTGTTGCTGCTACACCAACTCCTACTTTCTTTGCTGTTTTCATGTACTTATTGCCACGAGCAGCACTATCCATCACACTGTTAACTCTTGCAACTCGTCTATTACGAGACCTCAATCTTGGACTAGAAATCAGTGTTCCTTCTCGTTTGTCTACTGCAACACTCATAGATTTATGAGTATTTCCGGCACCGATTTTAACTTTTGCTCCCCAATTGCCTGTTGCAATGGGACCCATCTTGTTAAAACGCTTTGCAGTCTTTACATCTTTTACAACACCCTTTGCCTTTTTACCTACAGCCATCTTTACTCCTCGAACTAAATCCTTAGCAGCTTGAATTCTTCCCATTAGTGAATCACTCCTTCTCGGCGGATAGGCCAACCACTCCTACCGTCCATAATTCCTCTATCTACTGACTTAGCTTTTACCATACGATTCATGTCCATTCCCCAAAATGGACACCTCTTCTGGCCCAATGCCTGAAGAAACGGAATGTCTAATTCTGGATTTGCTCTTTGAGAATATTTACTCATCACACACCTCTATTCGTAATAAGTCTGTTCTTGTGCTTGTTTTTGCTTCTTGCGGCCATAAAGATAACTTCCACCAGCTAATACTCCTGCTCCCACTAACCCGGCCTTTCCATATCGCAAAGCTTTTCCTACTCTATTACCTCTTACTTTTAGATGCCCTACTTTAACCTCTCCTCCGTGTCGTCTTGCGTAGTTATCTACTCCAACTGCCCCTTGGTACTCTAATTTCTTTTGATGCGCTTGACCCTTTAGGTTATCAAAACCTCGCATGACTGCTTTAGTCATTCTTCTGCCAGTTGAAGTCTTAATCTTAACCTTTTTTGCCCCTGGGGGCTTTTCTACATAAGCACGCCCACGAGTCTTTGCAGGAGAAGGAAAGGCAATCTTTTCTCTTTTGTAGACTGCGCCTTTAGGAACGATAGATGGCGCCTTTTTCTTCACTTCCACTAAGGGTTTAGACGGAATAATCCTTAATCCCTTTCTAGGATTAAGTCTCACATTCCCCTCTGGCCCATAAGCATTTTCTACTCTTGGTTTTCTCATTTATGTCTCCAAGGTTACTTGGCGTTCATTTGAATCTGCATAAAGTCTATTATTTGACGCTGGCACAGCAGGCCACTCATTGCCTCGATTAATATCCAATGAAACTACATTTCTAATCTTGAAGTCATATGCAGTCCCTGCTGTCAAATCAGTAACTTCATAATCTGTATTGTGCCTGTCATAAATCGTGGTTAGAAGTTCATAATCATCATCGGTGACATAAGCCACAACCTCTCTATAATAAACCTCATATCCATAAAAATCTCTCTCCAAAGAAGTTGTCCAAGAAAGCTCACAAGAAGTATCATCATACTCATCAATTTCTGCTAATACCACAGAACCAATCTGGTATACTGCGTCTGACGGGGCTTTCCTGCCCGTGTACTTGCTATTATGAAGCAATCTACCAATGAACACCTTGCCCCCAACAAAAGTTCTCAGCATATCCTCTACTTGTCGGTATAGCTCTCTATACTGAGAAACCCTTTGTTCAATATTGGCTGAAAAACCCTCAATACTTGCACTAAAGTACTTGGCTGCGTCAGCAATTAAAGCAGTAATTCCATTTGCTGCCGCTGCATAAACAACCTGGTCTGAGTACTCTTCTGGTAAATTCTCTGGAATATAAATATTAGGAAAGAAACGATAACATCCACTTTCTAACCAGGTATAAATCTGAGCATCAGAAAACCAGTGCCTTGTGTAGACCAAGAACTCTTCTTCTAAGATGCTTCCAGTGGAGGGAACCAAATCTGCTGGGTTATGAGACCCATCCTTACCCACAAAAATGGCTTCATGACCCGCTACAGCGTTTATGGCATCAATCAAGTCATAAATCGTAGAGTAAGCAGAAAGAACTAAAGAAACCTCAGTAGGAGTAGAACCTGTCTTTGTTAAATCTGTACTAATAGAAGTACCAATAGTAACTGTGGCAGTTTCAATACCTATACCCGTACTTCTAAGCGTGAAACTTTTTTGACGATTCTCATTATCGCCAATAAGATCACGCACTCTCTTGATAAACGCTGCAACCTTTGCAGTATAGGCCACTATTTACCCTTCCCAAACTCTAAAGTCCTGCCTAAACTTACTTACCATTGTACTCCTTACCTTCCCGTGTGTCCACTGTTTTCAAAAATCTACTATAGTACAACTAACTCTGGAGATAAGTCCCAAAATGAATAAGTTCCTGTAGCTAAGGGCATTGTTGCTTGATAGAACTCTTCTTTATCTGATGTATTATCCTTAATCCTAATGACTACTTCAATCCCTACTGGAAGATTCATCTGCCAACGACCATTTGCATTTGTGCTTTTACCTGTCCCTGAATTAGAAAGAGCCTGGAAATGTTTCTTCCATTTTGGTGAATACTTTCCTGATACTACTGAGTGAACGTAAGCAGTTCTATCTGCTGCCCCGACTAAGGCAGAATCTTGAGGATCAACCTCGTCACTATAAATGACTACCTCATCCTCAGAAACAGGACTTGGTAGTGCTACAGAAGTTACTGTAATTTCTACTACCTCTGTACCATCTACTGTAAATGCCGTTGCTGCTCCTGGAGTAACATCTGTCGTGGTCTCTACTACTGCTTTGTAACTGCCACTTTGCAGATTGATAACTAAGGCTCCATTTACATCAGTCTGTTTTGGACTCACAATATCTACAGTTAGGGCAGTGTTCTTAATACTGATAAAGTGATAAGGAACTGGAGCATCGTTTTGATCAACTAGCGTAATTGTTACTTGATTAACACCACTACCAGAACCACCAGGTCCGTTCTCTAAAGCATTTGTAGTAAATCTATACACATCACCGTCCACCTCAACAGTAGAATCTAATTTAGCAGCAACATCATTTAAATCAGTCAAAGTTATTTCAGATGTACCCTGTATTGTTGAAACAACACCATCTAAGTCGCCCTGTACTAATGCAGTAGAACTAGGCGCATATGAAACAGCAGGGTCAAACCCAACAACTTGAACAGTTGTCCCTACAGCTTCAGCCGTATTAGCTGACTTATACCTGGATTCAATAATACTTACTGTTTCTACCACTGTATTCGTTAAAATAGCGTAATAACGACCATTTCCTACAGCAACCAATACCCCAATTCCAATGTTAGTCCATGCTTCCCCATCCACAGAAATCTGAGGCTGCCCCCCAACCTCTCCAGTTTCAGGAGTAATCCCATCAACAGAATCCACGCACTGAAAAAAGACTCTCTTTTTTACTGCTACTGTTTCACCCGCTTTGATCAGAATAGGCATTTAATACCTTCCTTGTCTATTGCCTATCAAACTACCATAATAAAAAGCCCCTGATGCATTTGGCTCATGTGTCAGGCGCAGCGCCGACAGGATGGGCGTCGCGCTCTTGGTGGTGTCGGCCTTGGGCTCCAGGTACACGCGCGCCCACCGCGTCACGCCGGACTGCACCGTCAGGTCCAGCCCCGTGATGGGAGACGTCGGGTTGTCGCCCCCGACGGTCGTCCAGGTGGGGCTCACGTCGCTGCCCGTGTTGACCTGCACCCGGTACAGCGAGCCGTAGCTGGCGCCGAACGTGCCCGCCCAGTCAACGGCGCTCACTTTGCGCGCTGCGCCCTCGGCGGTCTTGGTCAGGACGCTGGAGCCAGACAGGTACATGGTGGGGTAGAACGTCGCTGAGTAGCGCGCCACGTTCGACACCCGCACCTCGTCCATCCTGCCATTCAGATTGTTCCCCGACGACTCGACCCAGCCGCCGAAGCTGATGTTGCGCGCGGAACCCCCTGCCGATGCCGGCGTGCGATTGCGTTGGGCTCGCAGTGTGCCATCGTACCAGATGGTCTCGACAGAACCGGTGCCCTGAAATGCGACATGATGCCACAGACCGTCTGCGGTGACGACCCCGGCAGATGTGAGCAGGGCGTTCCAGTCACCTGATAGTCCGGTGAAGTAGGACAACTGTCCATTCGCGAAGAACTGCATCTCCCGACCCGGCCAGGGGTTATTGCGCGTCGCATTCATGAGTTCGACAAGGGCCGTGGGCATCCCCGCAACGGATATCCACATCTCATGCGTGGACGGGCCGTTGTACAGGTACAACCCACTCGGTGTCCCCAGCGAAACGCAGTCAGAAGACGAGTAACTGAACCGTCCCGTCCGCCGCAGGCCACCAGTCACGGTGTTGGCACTGCCCGCTCGCACGCCGTGGTAGGCATTGCCACTGGCGTCCAGCACTTCTCCGGCGACACCACCCCACGCGGCTTCGTCACAGTGCCAGAGGCCCAACGTGTTGGCGTCAGCCGAGAACTGGTTGGGCGCGTCCTGCAGGGCAGCACTCACGATCTCGGTGCCAGTCAACTCCACGTGCCCGGCGAGCGCCAACACCTCGTCACCCGACAGCCCGCTGCCCCACACCGTCGTGGCCATGCTATCCCGCCTTGGCCTTCTTGGCTTCCTTGGCCGCCAGCCGAGTTTCGTCCACGCTCTTCCGCAGCTTGCCCACCTCAGCGACATGCGCCGGGGTCACCAGCGGGTCTAAGGACAATTTAACAACAAAAGCATCTACATTACCTAAAAGAGTTGCAAGTTGGCCATTTAGACGCTCCAACTCCTTCTGGTATCTATCAAACTCTTGAACATTTGCATTGTGAACAGCCTCTTCTGTAAAAGTTAATTCTGCCATTTTCTACTCCTTGGGCGTAATTTTCTCAATATTTACTCTAATATCAGACACATCTTTTCTAATCTCTTTTATATCTGTTTCAATAATACCTAATCTTCTCGTATGTTCTTTTGAATTACAATCAACATTAGTCAAAGTTCCTTTAAATGAAATGAACTGTAAAGTCACCAAAAGAAGAAGAGACAAAATTGTAAGAAGCAGACCAATACTAAACGTGGTATTAGTAGTAATTGATACATTCTCCGTCTTTTCCGCTTGAGCAAATGCCCAAATGCAAAAACTACTCTGAACAATAATCATGGGTATTAATAATATTCTAGCTAAACTAGTTTTGTGCATTTCTCCCCCTTGATCTCGTGCCCCCAAACCCATAAGAATTTTGTGTGTTGCTGTAGCTTTGATTACCATATCCCTGATTGCCCATACTCTGCCCATATCCACCACCATAACTCTGACCACCCTGCCCACTCGTCATTTCTTGAATTACCATGTCTGGTCCACCAAACGCTGTAGCAATACTAATAGAATCAGAATGTAAAAGAGGAATTAAAATGTAATCCCTATCAGCAGAAACTGCTACAGGAACAGAACCAAAAAGGGGGGCACCACCATTACTAATCTGCGCAAAACAAGTTGAAGTGGCTAATAACAGGATTGCTGCTAAGAGTTTCATGATAATGCCCCTTCCTTCTACCAGTTCCAACTAACAGCGTTTCTAAGATAAACTGACCATTTGAAACCAGACTCACTTCCACCACTCTCACGCCAAATACTTGCGCCCAATCGCAACTTATTGTCTTCCTCACTTGATGGACTCAGGGCTACCGATGCCCCCAAAGCTACGTTGCTGTCTACATAAAGGAAATCAGTAAACAGCTTATGCCCACCAAGATAAGGAATCTTCTCTGGAATATCACCCCAACCAATACCTACTGACATGCCTAGATTAACCGTAAGGTCTGGAGCAAGAGGCTTCACCAATCCAGCCTCTAAATCAACTGCAAATGCACTTGAAACCATGAGCATTAGAGCAACTACAAATAGAATCTTCTTCATTTAACTGTCCCCTTCAAATAGATTTTATTCTGATCACTAAGATGATCCCCTGCAAGTTTCCATTTACCGCTGAACTGTGTTATTAGATTACCTGTATCCACATCAATTACTTTTGTGGTTACCCCCTCCTTGAAAAATCGAAATGCCCCCAAGAAGTTTTCTTTCTGTGAATCTCTAATGGGAATAATACAAATACCCAAACCCTGATACGATGTTTGCTGCCACATCATCCCATTTCCCATGTAGATTCCGGTGTGCCCGAAATCCCCACCCTTAAAGTAAAGAAAGTCTCCTACTCTAATATCCTTAAAGGGAATTGGGTTAAATCCATTACCTACTAAATTGTGATAAGTATTTAGAGCAGAACTTCCTGCCCCCGGTTCGTCTTGACCTGCTACAGCTTTATAAACCTTTCTTACATTCTCCTGGCACCTGCCCCCTTGAGAGGAATCGTAAAAATTGTCATCAAACGTTACACCGTTAATCGTGGATTTGGTATCCCCACGCTTCTTGCTTTCATAAACTTCCTTACATACTTCAATGACATCATCTACTGTGAACATGTTGACCCCTCAAGTTTAGTTTTAGTAGAACTAAGAATACCAGCAACCTTAGACCAACCAAATCCTGCTACTGCAGCTAGAATAATACCAGTAAGAACCTTAGCACTCAATGAGTCATTGTTCTCAAAAACATTAACATTTGACAAAACACAATACCCAACCCCAACCAAAGCAGCGATTAACTGCTTAACCCAACCTACAATGTAAGTACCTACTTTAGGAATCTTGCTTAAAAAATCAATTACATAAGTCAAAATTGCTGAATATGCCAACAGAACTCCAGTGTCAAAACTACCTTCCATTTGAACCCTCCTTCTGAATCAATATGTCCAATTTTCTATCCATGCGGTCAAGTCTTCCTTCAATTGCGTCCAGTCTAGTGTTTGTTACCTCTCTCGGTAGATACTCATCATTTAATTGATCATAGGTATGATGGATGTTTGTATCATTTGTGTGAGTGCAAACATTTGACCATGCAAAAATTAAGGAGCCTACAAGTACTAATAATGTAACTATGAACTGGGGCTTTAGTGTTTCTTTGAAGAACCCATTCATTTACTGCTCCCCCGGCGACCGTATTTTCTACGACGAACTTCCCATGACTTTTTAACCACGCTGCTTCTATCAGTTGGGGCGCTATATTGAGTTTGGTATTTTTTAATCTCTGGTGCAGAAGTTGTCTCTATCTTAGAATTTGTTTTAGTTATAGGTCTTCTATCCCCAACTAAACCCCTTGCTACTGACCCTCCAATGGAACCACCAACAATGGAAGTAGCGAGTCTCATTTTAGGAGGCATATGAGTCTTTTCCCCAACATCATGAGCAGCAACAGACCCAGCAACAGTGCCCAAAGTAATGGCACCGTTCCTCACAGCTAAACTTATTTTAGATTTCTTTTTACCCTCTTGGGTGATTTCCACTTTACCACCTAAAGTTTAATCTTCCATTTAACGTTTCTTGATTTCTCGAATAATGCTTTCTTCCGAGCAATCTCTGAAGAGGTTAATCCCCCCGTAAAAAGAACACCAACATCAGCTAAAATGCCTTCTACATCTTTTGTTACTTTAACGGGCTCAAATGCTTTGTACTCATAAGTACTGTTACCTACAGTATGTTTATAGTCCCTTATTGTCATTACTACAACATACTCTGAAGGTAGGTACTTATCACTTACTTCTACTAGTGTCTCTTGCCGATCCTTGAACAAAGATTCGGCAAACTTTCTTAATTCATCATTTACTCCATCAGCCAAAACTACTTCAGCAATGTCGTCTTCTTCGCTAGTATCTTTCTCCTGATGGTCCATAAAGCATCTTCCTCTTTTGCCATGACTTCTTAACTCTCTCGCTGTCTTTCCTACGGCCCTTAATAGCATTGTACCCAGCAGCAGCACCAGCTAAACCTAAACCTGCTCCTGCTACAATGGCACCTTTTTTCAAATTCTTGGAGCGCCTTACATCTTCTTTTAACATCTCAGCAACAGCACTTTGTTCTTTAGTAACCTTACCAGCAATCCCCATGACTCTTAGTTCTGGTTTAAGATACATGTCAGTAATGGTCTTTACACTTTTAAGATAATCATGTTTAATACTGGCAAACTCTTCCGGTGTTCTAATACTGCCACTCTTTAGTGCTTCCTTCATTAATCTATTTGAAACCCTATTCCTTACTGCTGCATGTTTTGCTTTAAGTCGCAAATATGTTACCTTCTGGCCCGGTGGCATTGCATCATATTTTGCTTTTTCTTTCTTTACTGTAGGGGAATCCTCCATGCCCTCCGGCTCAATAAGAGTATTTTTACCTTTAAAAGTGTCAATAGCGGTTTTTAATCCAACGCCACCCGCAAATACTGCCGCCCCTTCTGCCACTTTAAATGGTAAATCCACCACTTTTTCTGGTACATTTCCTTCTCTGCCCCAGTACTTATGGGTCTTTCTACCCTCTTCAGCAATAAGACGTGCTTGTGTAATAGACTGTCTCTTCTTTTGGTAAGAAGCAATCCTTAATTCAGACTCCAGCAAACTTCTTGCCAAGTCTGGATTGTCTTTTAGTGCTTTTTCTCTATCAGCGCCATGAAGCAAACGAGTACCCTTAGATGGTGGTTGCACCATTCTAATATAGGCATCTGTTTGTGAATACTCTCTCTTACGTGGCATTTCTCACCCCAGATTTCCCGTATTTGCGTTTTCTCACAACCCATGACTTCTTAACAGCATTTGCTCTCATGCCGAATTCGTACTTATAAGGGCTTTTAATTCCTTCTTTTCTACGAAGTTTATCAATTTTCTTGTTTCTTTCTGCTGTCCCATGCGCCATTATAACAGCACTACTAACACCTAAAACTGTGTCTAAAACTGCCATTTGAGGAAACATCTGCCTTTGTGATATGGCTGCAGCCAAAAAAGGACTGCCCGCCATTAACCCAGTCTTCAAAGGACTTCTTTTTCTGCTTTTTGATCTTACTGTATCGGGGAAGTCACCTAAACGTTTACCACTGTCTACAGACCCGTATCTATTAATCAACTCTTTAGTATTTACTTGGTATTTCTTACCAAAACCAACAACACCTGCTGCCCCAACAACTCCAACCCCTATTTTTGCACCTTTAATATAGTTTTTTCCACGTCTAATTTGATTTGCAGCCTCTGGCATCTTTTTGGAAAAATCTGCATAATTGTGGTCAAACTCTGCCGCAGCCTTTCCTCTAAAAAGCTCATGTTGAAATGGTGACAGTGTTTTTTGTGCACGATTCCTAAAATCCACAAGATGTTCTATTGTTCGTTCTCCAATAAACTGACTTTTTCCTTTTTTGAATAATTTATATGAACCAACATCTCTGCGAACAGCGGAAACAGGTTTAGAATACTTAATCCTACCAAGTACCCTACCCACTACTGTGGTTTTACCCGATAATTGAGGAATGACCATTCTTAGTGGCATCTAAAACCTCATCTACTGAAATTGAATTCATACAAGGTCTGTCATCTATCTTAAAGCCTTTGGGACACTCATTCATCCAGTTTCCAGAGGTCCACCAACATTCTTTGCAATCTTTGGATTCTATATTCACATTATGAGGATAACTAAAAAACATTGAGGTTGGGCCAAATAAGATTATTGCCTTGACATTAACCCCAACACAGAAATGATTCCAAAAACCTTCAATGCCCAAATGAAGTCTTGATTTAGAAACTACGTTGCAGGCTTCCTTAAAGGTCAGTTTGCCCGTTAAATTGGTGGTTCCTCTTATGGATTCGTCTCTGTACTCCCCAACTTGAATAACTTCTTTATCTAACGAATTGACTACTTCTTCCCATCTTTTAGAGTACCAAGTTTTAATGGGGGCATTTCCCCATGCCTCATTGCACAAAGTATAATAGTCTCCAGTGGGATTCTTAAACTCAGGTAAATCAGGATATGTGGGTTCAACCCCCACCACCTTACTTATCAACTCTACCTGATTTAAACCAAAACCCCCCAAGTGTCTGCAACTTCTGATGTAACCAGACATGAGGGGGGCTAGGTTATTCTCCCATTCTAACATCTCTTGCGTTTTTAGTGTATCATCACAATACACTTTTGGTATTGGTTTTAAATCAAACCACAGTTCACATTGATTGTATTTTTCCCTAACTATGTCTTCTGTAATTTTACCTTTTACCGGCATGTACTTAACTTCTACTAATTTGACACCTTGTTTTTTGAAAATCTGGTAGATGGAGCCATTCAAAAAACCTGTTACTGAATACTTCTTTTTTAATTCTTTAACAATTCCAGTTATGGTTACGCCATCTCCGTAACCACCATTTCTAGTGAAGCCTACTTCGATTTTACTCGCTTCTTTCTTGGTTTAGGCGTATATTCCGCCTCATACTTTGGAGAAATCTTATGCTTTGCTCTCTGTTTTGCAATATTTCTATTATCCAAAGCAGCATTCCCTCCACCAAGAGCAGCACCCAAAGCAGCACCACCTAAAGTCCCCAAAACTTTTGCCTTTTTACTGCCAAACATAGTCATTCCATAACCAGCAGCAGCACCCCCTACCCCCTCAGAAACAGCCCTTACTTTGGGAGAACTCTTTCTAGTGTATGCAACACTACGTTCCTTATCAGCACTGTTCTTTGCTACCCAGCCCCGCTTCTTAGCTGTCTTCTTAGCGGCCATTTTCAATCTCCCTTACCAATAGGATTAGGGGAGGGTGGGTTAGCACCCTCCCCCTGTATTTCGTTATCCGGTCTCCAACCTTACAAGGAAGTCGTCCTGCAGAATAGCGGAACCGTAAATACTGTACCACGCAAGAGCGTGCTTACGGTTGAAGTCCTGTACTCCGTTGTCACGAAGTTCTACAGGAAGAGAGACTGCGTATCCATAGGCCATATCACCGAACATAAGACCCTGGTATACGTTGGCTGAACCGGAGCCCGAACCAGTTAGAATAGGCATCTGTGTGGTCTCAATGAAGATTACATCTTCATACATACCGCACTCACCAAGGAAAATAGGTCGGCTACCGGCGTACTGGTTAGCGGAAATCCAGGCACTGTCATCTCTCAACCCACGAGCCTGATGAGGATGAATGAAACATACCCAAAATTCGCCCCCGACCTTAGGAGCATCGTTGGTATTTAGAAGTTCTACTGAATCCTTGATAAGACGAGTATCAAATACATCAGTAGCAATTAGAGAACTTCTACCATCGGCTGCAGCACCATCAGTGCCAGCAGTCCAGGCATACTTTACATTGCCACAAGCAAGAACAGTGTCACGAAGGTCAGTGTCTTCTTTCTTACCGAAGTTATGACCCAAGAGGGCAGACGCATCTGCCATTACATCAGTAAACGCGGTTTGTAGAAGATATTCGCTAACGCCAACTGCCTTGCCTTTTTCAGTAACTGTGATGCTGCAGGTGGACGTTGAAAGGTTCTCAACGGTCATATCAGTCGTCTCAGCTAGGTCCTCAGCATCAGAAAGACCACTATACTTCAAGAACTGAATGGTCTTACCGGGTACAATACCAAGTTCCTCACGAACCTCAGCAAACTGCGCAAACCGCTCAACAGGCTGGGCCGCAAACATAATCAAAGAACTATACACAGTACGAATTACGTTACTTAACTGTACACCATCGCCACTATCCGCTCCTACAGTACTATAAAGAGTAGCCATTTTTCCCTCCATAAGGAGGGTGTCAACGCATTACTGTTTATTTAACTCAGCCTGCACTGCCGCTTGGGCAGTATTAATAAACTGCTGAAGTTGTCCTTTATCACCTGACTGTAGCGCCGCTGATGCTAGATTCCTAATGTTCTCCGGGGTGAAAACTTCTTGTTGCTGCGTTGCACCCTGGGGGACTCCATCCGCACTACCTAGAGCCCCGATTGCCGGTTGGAAAACCGGATTAAACCCTTGAACAGGGGGCACTTGAACAGGAACTTCCTGAGCAGGCACACCCTTCAACTTCTGTGTAATCTCACAAAGACCATTGATGGATTTTGCAATCTCATCAACACTATTTCCAGTAACAAGATGACGCATTTCCATAGGAAGCGCATCTACTGGAACGCTTGACAACATTGCAATCTTTGCATTTGTTAGTTCATTTTTGGCTATTTGTTCCTGCATCTGCGATAACTCTTGCCGCAACTTCAAAAGATCATTCTTCTGAGAAACAGTTGTGTCTTCAAAACCTTCCTGTCGCTCAATTACATGTTGTACCTTGTCACCTTCTACTGCTGAAAGTCTCTTCTGAAGTTCTTTATTGGCCTTTTGTTGGTCTTCTAGTTGTTTTTTGTATTCATCAATGATCTTTTGATTTGTGTCATTAGATGACGTTCTAACAAAATTCATTAGCTGTGAAGCGTTTTCTTTGTTGTCTTCCATGAACTTTCTTAGCTCTGGTGAAATTCCCTGATTTTGATTCGGTGTCTGTTCCCCTACATTTTGGCCTTCAGCTTGTTCTGGCATTATTTCCTCCTAAGTTATGGTGCCGCCTCAGCGGTACGAATTGGAACACGATTCTTATCTTTTTCTGCGCCCTTACCAACAGTCACATTACCAGCCATTGTTGATAGAAGCTTACCGTCAACAACCTTTGCGTCCTGATTGGGACGAGTACCTACAGATTTTGCAGCCATCGTAGCACCTCCTACATATGATAAAACAAGTATAAACGCACACCCTGAGTTTGTCAACATTATGGTCTTATGTTTTTGTTGACAATCTTTACTGCTACACACGCCACAACAAATGACACCACGCTTGTTAACATTGTTCCCATTAATCTATTTGGCACAAATGAACAATAATAAACAGATAAAGTTAGAACTAAAGCTACTACTACTACAATTACAGGAAATATGAATTTTCTAAATAACCAAAATCGGTCAATCACACTTTCTCCACTCCAAATAGCTAATAATATTCAAGGAGAAAAACATACATTGAGTCAAAATTAACCCAATTGCCATCGGGCTTCTTGTTGCCGCCCACCATGTCCAAAAAACCACTGAAGCATTATAAGCCATGAACCCCCACTTATTCCGCTTCATGATAAACAGTGCCCCAACAAAAGAACAAAACGTGGCTATTGCTTGTAAATTATCCATTATGCCGCTACTCTCAAAATTGTTTCAGGACTTCCAAACTCTAAAATGGTCCTAGTTACCTTCTCCGCCTCAGGAAAACCAACCTCTAAAATTAACATGACATCCGTAAGAAGTCTACTAAGAAATGGTTGAGGGCTTCTTCCTTCAACCATGTTACTCTCTGAACCAATGAAATTTTCCTCATAAGATGAAAGTCTTTGCTCTAATCGTTTAATCCTATCTACTCCCTTCTTACTGGGTCCACCAGTAAAGGGAGCATTTGGGTCATAAATTGGAACTAACGCACAAGCACAATAAGGATGAGGAGGTGCGTATAGATTCCTTACATACTTACCTGTAATTACCTGTGTCCCTTTTTGCATTTTCCAGGAGTGGCAGGTTAACCTTACCTGTCTTGTGCTTAACACATCGTCCACACTGTAAATACCCATGAACGGATTATGCCCATTTGGACCTTTTCCCAAAATCTTAACGTAATAAGCATCTAATCCAGATTTCGTTGGATTACTTGAGTTTGTGTAATAAGCATCTCTAATGTCATCCAAAAGGTACTTGGCACTTAGTTCCCCAATGGAAAGTCTAAGAGAGTTCTCCGCTAAGTCATCACACCAGTCTCTCTTCATTCCCCAATTACCCAACATCTTACTGTGGTTGTCCATCAAAGTCCATCTAAAATACTTAATCCCATAAACTCCAAATACAGAAAGACTTGAATACTGCTGTGCCCTGTTCTTCTCTGAAACAGCAAATCTTCTAAACCACTGTCCTGCTTTTGTATCCTCAAAATATGCACTTGTTGCAGTACGTGGAAGGTATCCAATAAATGTCTTTTCATCTACAATTGTGTCATATCCATAATCACTATGAAACTCTCTAATTCCTCTTTTACACACAGAAGTAATGTCTTCTTTTATCTGTTCAAAGATTAGTTTTTCAATTCTAATGGCTCTTTGATTTCTGGTAGGACTTCCTGTTAACCCTCCTGGATAAGTCCTTATACCCAACTCTTTGGCGTCCTGAGGAGTTGGATAATCCTTTATTGTAGGACGAACAACAGACTCAACACCAGTAATGACATCAGGAAACCTTCCTGGATAAACTCTTCCTTTGACCTTAAATCTATCAATTACCTCAGGCTTCTCAAAAGGAAATCTTTCTGCTGCTTGTAGGTTAATGAATCTAGTATAAGTCTCTGATTCTAAGAAGGAATCTAAAGCACTATAGTCTTCAACTCCCACGCTCTTAAGAAGAAACTTTGCTGCATTTAGTCCTGTTCTTGCCCCGTACCCATAAGTCTTTGAAACCTCTTTGTCCACTAAAGCACTAAATCCTGACTTTTCTATGTCATAACCATTAACAAAAGAATCTATTATAAACTCTAAATCTCCATCATGAAGAACACCACCATTTAACTTAAATGTCCTTAACAAAACACTCTTTACTTTAAGATACAAACTTTCAGTAAACCTACTAACATTTTCCTCAAATACTTTTGCAGACCTTTCCTTAGTATCCTTGGAATACTTGTAACTCTCTTTTTGTATTTCTTTTAATACTGTAGTAGTTAACACTATTCACCTGTTTTGCCTTCGTCACTCTCAGGGTTTCTGTTAGATTGTTCTCCACTTCCCTGTTCCGTCCAATTCTGAGAATGGCTCCCATTGGGATTTGCACCTATCTGCCCCAGCATCCCCGCAGAAGCATATTCCTGCTGCATTGCCATCTCGTTCTCTGCTTCTACTTCTTCAAGACATTCTGTAACGCTGCAATCAAGGTCAATTACTCCTGATTTAACAATGTTGCTCAAAGCAATTCTCTTGGGGATTAATCCCATGCTTCTAACCTGAACAATCTTTTCAAGCTCCATCAAAGCATCTTTTGGAAGCACTTCTTTCCATCCTACCTTTAACCTGAGCGCCTTCCAATCCTTATTATCTACTTTAACCGCTAATCTTGTGCCAATAGGAAAAGCCTGTTCTATTCTATTGTCTGCATTACGAACAGAAGGACCAATCTCAATGGCAAAAGCTTGAGGATTAAACACATTAAGAACTTTAACTCCCAATCGAGTTAATTCATTAATTCCCACCCCATAAGTTGCCTTCTTGCGGTCTACTCTCTGAATCAATGGAAGGTACTGCATATGAAGTGCAACACCTGAAGTGTTGCTAATTGCCTGCTGCTTGCCCAAAATGGCCTCTGGAACTCCACTTAATTCATACCCAAACTCCCGCATTGTTTGTAAGAAATTGTTTCCTGCACTCAAGTCAGAAGTTAAATCTAAGTTTTCTACTGAAGCCCCATTTGTCTTAGAAGGAAGGAACCATACATTATCTACACCCTTCTCTAACTGTTGAGGTGTAATTCCATAAGCCAATGTAGTGGGCTGTTCATGATAATCAATGATTCCACTAATGGCTGAAATCTTTGTATTGATTTCTTCTTGGACCTTAATGATGTCTTCTACATCAGAAAGTCCTTCATTGCTGCCCGACAAAGGAAGATTCTGAATGTGAACAATTGGAATCTCTCCAATTGGATTTTCCTGAGAAGAAACAATGTTGTTATTCCTGTACTGAATAATCATTTCTGGAGTGTAGACGGTGGTGTAATAAACCTTATCAGGTTCTTGAGTGCCTTCGATAGTGGTTTCTTCTACTACTCTAACTACTCTACACTCAGCCATTCTTCTGTCTTTACTGAGCCTATCATTATCCCAAACAGGAACCACAGACGAAGAATTAAGAACAGAAAACTTCACCTGTTCCCATTCTTGATCCCACCATACTTTTACAAATACATCCCCTGTTACCGCCCCCATTTGACCCAACTCATAACCAAACACTTCTTTATCTGTGCCGCTCCAAACCTCATCTACGAGTGGATCAAAGAAAGGCCATAGATTAGGCTCCCCACCAAAGTCATACCCACTACCAAACAAAAAATCATTACTTTTGTCCACCAATGCACGGACAAAGTTAATGACAATTTGTGCTTCACCAGGAGCATCTATGTATCTTGCCTGTTTACCAAGATAAAATGCCCACCTCAAGTTGTAAGCATCACGAATTCTCCGCTGTTGGGCCGTTAGTTCAAAGGGTGCTTTTCCTACAGTGTCCGTTCCATATTGAGATACTGACGGCCCGAATAACATGAAACTACCTCCCAACTATAAGCTTTTTATTAACTCTTGAAACACCAAAATACTCATCCGGTCTCCTCTTAGAGAGGAAAACGTTTTCCTTAAACGTTGATACTCTTGTTCCTGCCCATTTTCTAGCCGCGTCAACCATCAACACAGTAGAATCTGGAATATCATCTTTGGCCCCGCGACGATTCAAAGGTTTGTTTACCTTTAAGAAACCGTTGGCTGTGTACCCCTTCTGTAGCTGAAGAAACTCAGTTTCAGTATCCTTAAACAAGTTGGACCTCTGAGCAAACGCATTGCCAGCTATCTTAACTCTACCAGCCTGCATTTCCTGCTGTCCTTGTTTATAGAGCCTGCTCTTATTGGAAGTATTAAAGCTAACTGATTCCATCGGAATACCAGACAACGAAGAATCAGCGGCCAACCTCGAATAGATGGGGTCGCCCACTGAACCACTGGTTCCGTCTACGTGCATTCTTTCAATATTATAATTCAACAAAAAGTTAACTACTTTAGGATATTGTTGTTCGTAATCCTCTCCATGAAGTTGCAAATAGTTAATTACGTTAACATCATAATAATACTCATTGTCAATCAAAAGTTGGGATTCTAAATCAATATCCCCAATTGTTACAATAGTATCCCCCAAATTCTTAGCCCAGTCAATACCTGCAACCTGAATACCCCATCTTTTTTCTGTTTGCCAGCCAAAATTGCCAACAAGACCTCTACCTTCCCACTCCCCCAAACCATAAAACTGTTCCTTGGTCATAAACATACCCAAAGAAGCAGGCCATTCCAGCCTATAACTCATGCGATAAGGAATAGAATTAATACCTAATCTTAATTTTTCCTTATCAATAAACTTCTTGTATCTACTATTATACTTCTCTACTGTGTCTGAATCAAATCTAAAATAGTTCCTTCTTGTCTTTTTATCTGTTTTTGCCGCCTCAATAGACTCAAAAAAGTCACAGTCTGAAATATCTTCCTTGGGTGTTCCAATCTTAACAATGGTTCCCAATGTAGCTGCACACATGGGATGAATAGATTTTTGAACCACAGTGGTCGCTACATCCTGTGCCTCATCAATGAGAATAAGATGAAATGTGTACGATTCTACCAAAGCTGAAGATGATGCTGATTGCACCTTAACATAAGAAAGGTTGTTAAGTTTAATAGTTTTCTGAGTATCAGAAATAATCTTAACGCCAAAGTCTTTTAACAGCTCTTTATACTCAGGAGAACTACAGTTATCGCGAATCTTAGTATAAACGTTTTGGGCCTGGTGTTCCGCCGGAGCGAAAATACCAGACCAAAAACCACCTCTAAAGCGGCCCAACGTAGTGTTTTCTAATCGGGGGTCAAGGCTGAGGGGTCTCAACATCGGGAGAACAACAGACATGATCGAGGCCAGCGTTCTACTTTTACCACTTTGACGTGAGAATTCACCAATGATTACATCACCGTCATTAACAATAATACTCTCCAGAATTCGAGACGCAAAATCTCGCTGATAAGGATAAAAATGCTCAATATCAGTATCCACAATCTCAGCCGCTGCTAAGATTCTATCAATAAGTTTGTCCACCACCTTTACAGGTGGCGGTGAAAGATCATTTCCCATATAGAAAACTATCCTCTAATAAATTCACTAAATGATATAAAGTTTTGTCTTTGAGCCTCCACTATACACTTTTCTGCAAAAATACGTGCTTTTTGTTCATCATCATCATCCGCAATCTCACTCAAACTTAAACACACACTTCTTTTATTATATAACTTTTCATCTTTTAATGTTTTGTCATTCATCTATATCTCCTAACATCTTCTCAATACCCTCAGGAACAAAATCCTCTCCTGGTGACAATGAAGTTAGCATCTTCTGTGTGATATCAAAAATCTGCTTTCTCATTTTATCTGTTACATCATACTCCACAATCCCCAATCTTGCCAAGGCTTCTGCCTTCCTTAGGGTAAGAATTGCATCATTCAAAATCTTCTTCTGAAGAGAACGAATATCGTCTACAGACTCAATGACTACTGGGTCTGCCTGAAGAATGCTACAATTCTTACCCTTATTGGGGCACAAGTTGGAAAATGCACAAATCTCGCACTCAGTATGGCCCATTGAGTCCCCCAAAGAGCTTCTTGGCCTCAGCCCACTCTTTCTTCCACTTCAATCTGAAGCAATATAAACAAACTCTGTAATAAACATGACAGGCTAAAAAGCCAACAAGAAACCAAAATACATTATATAAATAAGTAGGGATTATCACTATTTCCTCGGGACAATGAGTTTTGATTTTGCCTGCTCAACTTTTGCTGCTGCTTGCAACGAATTAATCACCTGAGAGAAAATTAGACCGTCCACAATTTCGTGACATGCTGCTCTAATTTCCCCTGAAGACGGAGAACGTTCATGCTTAACTGGTACTGTTCCTCCTACTACCCGTACTCCCTTTTTACCCAAAAGAACAGTAAATGCAACAGCCACTTCATCATCAAGCTCTTTACTCTCTTTAGGATCAATTACCTCGATTAGCTCAATGCCGTCCTGCTTTGCTGCTTCAATGTGTTCCTTAGCAGTCATTCAGACTCTCCGGTTTTATAGAAATAATGTGGTACAACCTCAACTGCGCTCACGTCTGTTCCGTCCTTGCCTTGCACTGTAGCCCAATTTACACTCAACATCATCTCTACAGGAACAGGCCCACTCTTAAGAACATCACTTACAAGAACACACCCCTTAACAATGGCATTAATAGCCGCAGCACCAATACCACGAATTCGATGCTTGTTCTTATTCTTATAGGATGTCATAATGGTTTGCATTACTTTTTTACAATGTGTGGTACTTGATACCTTCAACAATTCTTCTTCATTCTCTAAATTGACCTCTACATAGTCCCCAAATTTCATATTAGACTCCTTTATCAAGCATTTTCATACGAACCGTCATTTCCCGTGAATAGCTTTCTGCCCGCCTGTCCCAAGAATTTGCCAGCACCTTCAACCTATCACACAGCGCCTTTTTCTCCATCCAAATATTGTTCCACGCCCTGTAAATTGGGTCTCTCTCTGCTTCTGCTTTTCTATCATCTGCACTCTTACCATCTGATTTTAGAATAGCATCACTAAAAGCACCGTCTTTAGCCTCTTCCGCTGCTACAACCTCTACCCCCGCCCGTGCTGCCGAACATGAAATGTATCCAAACTGTTGAACAGCGGCAAAATGCTTCTGACCTACCTCAATGTCAGTAAGCATTGAAATGTCTTTTGGAATGTCCAAAAGACCCTCTTTAATCTCTGGCTTTACTACATCATTTAAGTCTAAACTTGCAAGAGACTTGTCCACCTTATGGATATAAGACTCCATGTATTCTTCAAACTTTGCTTTATGTTGTCTCACCAAGTTATCAATTGCTCCCACGTAATTCTCCTCCTTTAAGTATATCACTTAATTTCTTAGTTTGTCTACAAATGGATTTATGTTGGCAATCCCCACAACTCTTCTTCTTTTTAGGCATTTCCCCTGCTTTCCACAACTCGTCTAAATAAAACACTTTCTTAAGAGTCTCATCCACTAATTCTTTTGTAACCTTTACATCATCCACTGAAATCCACTCCATTGTGTCCCGATTAAGCACAATAAACCACACATTATCCAACTTCTCGTTTCGTAGATGGTTCCACATAGCCACATAGCACAAAGCTTGATCTACATAGTATTCCGGCATCTTCCTATAAGCTCTTACATTGTCACTTGACCTACTGCCCATCGTCTTAATTTCTACTAAAGACGAGTCTACAATACCATCAATCTTACCGAACATACCAAGTGCTTTTAACTCTTCCTCTTCATGGCCAAAACCCCCATAACCCCTGAGAAAACTTCTAATATACTCATGAAGTAGATTACCTACATCCATTCTCCTAATGGCTTGTGCTGAATTCTTTGATGGAACCCCCGCCCGCGCAAGAAAACAACCTCTCTGGCAGAAGAATATCCTACTTGGAGAGAAATAGTCTCTTGGTGCAGTCCAACCAGTGCTTCTTGATTCCTCAATTAATCTGTCTATTTTATCTTCTTTTGCAACATTCAAATCAGCCAGTGCTTCTAGAAATCCCACAATATTCTCCTATTGAACAATAAGGTCGTCCCAAACAAGCGTAGGCCAAAATACACCGAAAAGGAACAAAACAACACCGATAATAGACATCCACCCAACCACCAAACAGTCTTCTACACTCGAAAAGGACAGTGTACACCAATACATGTAAAACTTATACAAAAGAAAAGAAGTAGTTACAACACCAACCACCCAAGTAAAAAACACAAATACTCGAAAAAACCAAGTAACGAGATTACAACCAATACTCAACTCTTTATTCCACATGCTTCTTCTCCTCTTTCTTCTCGTCCTTTTTCCCGTATAGCATCCACAAAGCAACTACCCCCACCAATGCTCCAAATGCCATAAACGCTAAACTCATCAAAATACCAACACCAGCAATTGCAGAACCAAATAGGGTTGTGAACCCAATGTCTAAGCTCTGCTTAAAGACCAGAATGCTTAATCCCAACACTGCCCCGAACATTAAAACTGAAAAGAGAACATATCCACATGCTCGCATAAACTCATACAAACTTTTGCTCCAATTTTTGGTAACCTTCATCAGTGTTTAGACCCCTTACATCTAGTATTTTTGCTATCTTGACATTGTTGCTGTTCCTAAAAGCGAAGATAATCTCTAAGTCGTTATCCAGCCTGTCCACCAAAAGAGAATACTTACTCTTACACGCCTTAAATAGGTAATCTCTTAAATACTGGACCTCTTCCCCCTTTTTTGATAATCCTAATTCCCTTACTTTTCTTACTGTTTGGGCCAAAATGAAATCTAGTCTATAAACTGCCAAGCTATCAGTAAAGAAACTAAACTTAAAGGGAACACTGTACTCAACAACTAACGGGTCAATGAAATCAGAAAGTCTGTTGTCCTCTACATTCAATAATTCCTTCAACTTAAAGAACACTGTTTGAGCCACAAAGAACTCTGATTTATTCATTAAACGATCAATTGTCTTAGTCTCTACAAGATAAAAACCCAACTCGTTTTTTACATAGTTGCCCCACTTGTCTATAGTACTATACCCACCCAACACACTTTCTAAACCTATGTTTCCAATGGTAACAATTGCCTTTGGATTTATACAAGCAACTTCAAACGAGAGGTTTTCACTACAAATGGAAACCTCTTCCACTGTGGGTTGTCTTTCCTCAGGAGGTCTGCACTTTACGACATATGTGACATACGCCTGATCTCTACTAACTCCCGAGCAAAGCAATAAATCATTAATAACCAACCCAACGTATCCGCAATAAGGTCTAAATTGTCTCTCTTCATTTTGTCCTGGAAAATCTCCAACTACCATAATATCTGCATCTAAACTTCCTTCTCCCAAAACTACTGATGATCTGTACTTGCATAACTCACACTTATCGCAAGAAAACAACTCTTCTTTGAATTCATCGAACATTGTCCATCAATCTCTTTTTTCCAATATTATAGTACTCTTCATCTTTTTCAATACATATAAAATATCTATTTAAACTCTTCGCAGCAATTCCTGTAGTGCAACTTCCAGCACAGTTATCTAAAACCATTTCTCCTTCATTTGTATATGTTTTAATTAAATACTCAAAAAGTGCAACAGGCTTTTGTGTTGGATGAGCCTGATTACCATCTACCCCCTGCACAATTATAGTTTTTGGGTACTTATGGGTTCTTACTACCTTCTCATTCTCTTTTGTTGTATGACCGCCCATTATCTGTGTTCTACTTGATTCCATACTATTGCCTTTTTGAGGTTTATCCATTAAAACCATCTGTGGGTTGTACGTTGGAGCATTTTTATAAAAAACTAACACGTTCTCGTGTTGACACATAGGCCTTTTCTTAGCAACTAAGTGCCCTCTTCCAACAATCTTATTCCAAATCCACTCATACTTAAACATTTCTAAGTTACTTGTAACTAATAAACTTGTAAATGGTTGAGTTGCAGTTAAAACAATTGCTCCTCTGTCTTTAATAATCCTTTTATACTGTTTCCACAAAGGCTCAAAAGGAATAACTACATCCCATTTACATTTACTTGTCCCATAAGGCAAATCACACAAGATCATATCAATTGATTTATCTGGTATTTCTTGCATTAACTGTAAACAATCACCAAAATTAACATCATTTACTTCAATCATCAAAATACTCCCTAGCAGGCAACATTACCCAAAATTCATCTTTAATTCGTAAAATCATTCGAGGACTCTTGTTGGTAATGTGTGCCTCTTTTTTGATTTTAGATAACATTAATTCTGTAACCCTAATACCTGTTCCGTCTGTTTCCTTGATTTCGTATCTACAATCATTGTCTAAAGCGTCTGATTTATGTTTCCAAAGTGCCCCTGATGCCGGAGTTTTAATTAACCCAAACTCTTTACAGATTGCTTTTTCTCCTTTAATGCCCATACCCATCTTCCTCATCCAATAAAACTTCATCATTATTACCAAGTAGTCCAAACTCCATCAAGAAGTTAATTAAAGCCCTTCTTGCGGCATTTAACTTTCCTTCTTCTCCTGAATTGGGAGACCTGGAACCCTCCCACCTAACATCTATAAAATTGTCGCTGTTTACAAATTCATTTGCAAATACTACCTTCACATGCCAATTACCAAATCTATTTTTACTTGGTTCTTCTATACTTAGTTCTAATCTCAACATCTCATGTAATCTAGACACCACATCTTCAATTTCCTGTAAAGACATCTCATTTACTGATTTCATGTTTATCCCTGTTCAAATATAGTTCATAATACTTCTTGCCCTTGTCAGTCATAATCCACCTGTTGTAGCCTTTAAATGCTTTTTCTAACCTAACAAAACCTCCGTACTGTAGCACAGGAAAACTCTCTTCTTCAGGAAGAACACACTTACCAAAACCCTCTCCAAGATAATCTAAAAACATCTCATTTTCTTCATCAATTTCTCCTGTTGGCAACTCTCCACTACCCAAACGTAGTCTTCTAATTTCAAAGAAATTCTGATCACAAAAAACCCTACCAGCATCCGTTAAACAATAACCAATAAAATACCCATGATAATTAACATCCACAATATATTTATCTTTTTTAAGTTCATCTATAATCCCATAATCATAAGGAAGATCGTGGTAAGAATCATAGTCCTTATAGTATAAATCCATCACAATTTCTACAAGTCTTCTTTGGTATGCAGCCCTGTCTATATTGTCACTCATAAAAACCACTCACCATCTTGATTGCTTTCTCCAACCCTTCTGGTGTCCCCATGTCTATCCAAGACTCACTTCCAGGTACAAATGCACAATTACTACTTAAAAGACTCTCTGCCCCTGCAGCATCACTTTGAAAAGACTTAGGTTCATAAGAACGATTTATGTAATAAACTCCCGAAGGAGTCCACCTGTGCCCAAATGATGAAGACATCTTAGTGTGTTTAATTTTTCCTTTAAATGCCTCAAAGTGCTTATCACCAAAAGAAATATTGTTAAAACTGTCTCCATACTTAAACATCTTCAAAGAACATAAAACAACATCATAAACAGGATAATCCTTAATCTTCTTTAACTCTTCCACCAAATTGTAACGAATTGTATCACCATTAATAACATAGTAATACCAGAAAGGAAGTACTTTTAAAGTTTCTTTTAATCCAAGATAAGTGTCAACGTATAGAATCCTAACATCTTCCTTACATAAAACTCTATCTACTTCTTGAAAAACATCCTCCGCCCGATGATGAACAAGAAATGTAAAGTCTTTAATTCCAAAATCAAGGCAACCTTTGATATTCAAAGAAAGAGCAGTATGTTCTTTACTTAATTGAATACAACACTTTTGTTTATTCTCTGTTAAGCCTTCTAGTCTTGATCCTAAACCACCACAAAGAATAACCGCTTTCATCTTATCCTCCAAACAGATACTCATTAATTGTTTCCTCTTCTTCTTTTGTAGGCCCTCTATCCCCAACAAGAAAAGCAAAACAGTGTAGCCTTTGAACATCAAACATCCACCCAAAATTAGCAGGATCAACTAAACAAATATTATCATAAACCTCTTTGTAATCATCATAAGCATCATCAACCTCTCCAACTGATACAGTAAAAAAGTATCTATCCAAAATCTCCGTCATTAATACTTCTTCTAAACCCTCTCTAATCTCGACAAAACTCACAGTACAATGTTGTGTATTCTTTCCGCCAAAAAGAATATTTAATTTCTTTAAATCTTCTATATCGTATTCCCTATCAATCGTCATAACCGCATTCCTCCAATTTTAGGACCATAATACAACTTCTTCTTCCTACCACTAAATATCCTTTCCCCCTCATCGTCCAAATAAACCCTTTCTATGCTATTCTCCACTACTACTTTTATCCATCCATCCAGCTTTGCTTCTTCAAACTGTTCAAACACATCTGTACCAGGATACTTCTTACTTAAGGTCCTGATTACTCCCAATCTGGTGTCCCCTGGATTTGCTCCTGCATATTTAACTAGCGCCATCTTAAATTCAGGTTTTTTAGCCACGGCGTTCTAGTGCCTCCGCGTAAATTCCTGTCCTAAGTTCCTCAAACAATTCAGTGTTCTCTCTAATTATGCGCCTAAACTCATTTTGCCCTTTAGCGTCAACTTCTCCAAATTTGTACATGGGACCTCTTTTTTCCACTAAACCATAATAAGCCCCCCACCGCATTGCTTCATCTACTTCATCAATCTTACTTACTTCGTGACGACCGTCTTCTGCTTCCACATTCATGGTATATAAAACATACTCTGCTACTTTGTACGGAGGCCACGTTTTATTCTTTGTACATTTGGCCTTAAGCGTTAAACCAACCACACTCTCCTCACTACCAATCTTCATTTTAATTTTAGGCCCAACTGCTGTCTGAATCTGAATGGATGCTTGGAAATCTTTCCCCTTTCCGCCCGGAGAATAATTAGGGTCTCCATAAGCAATCCCAATAGTTTGTCTTACCTGGTTCAGAAGAATAACAGCAGGCTGTTGCTGAAGTGTCTCAACGTCATCAATCGGCCACGAATTCAAAGAAGAAGAAATAATCCTCATAAGAAGATTAACTGCTCTTGCTTGTCCTCCTGGTTGAATCTTGTCTTTAGATAAGTCAACATCCAACTCAGCCTGAGGAGTTATCATGGCAACAGAATCTATAATTACACAACCAATTCCAGGAGTTTTAAT